AGCCTGACGTGGTTTGGCCCAGAGAGAAACCCGTATACACATATAATGATCCCCGTGATCCCATAACTGGAGAGGTTCCATTCTAATGGCAAACATTACTACAACATATATCGACCACATGGGTAGCGACCTGTCGGTAGTGAACGCAGCACGGGTTAGCTTCGGTAAGCACTCAGGTAAATACACCACTGAGCAGAACCACAAACTGATCCGCTATCTAGCTAGACACAAACACCTATCACCATTCGGTCACGCCTTTGCGTCTTTCCATATTAAGGCTCCCGTTTTTGTGGCACGACAGTTAGTGAAGCATAAGTTCCTACGGTGGAATGAGATCAGCCGTAGGTATGTAGACGAACCTCCCCAGTTCTACAAACCTGACAACTGGCGGGGTCGAGCAGACAACGTGAAGCAGGGTAGCGGTGGTATAGTATACCCTGACGCTGATCTTGAGAAGTTCAACAACGACACCGCACTACGCACGTATTACGAGTTGCTTGATGCGGGTGTAGCACCTGAGATGGCACGTATGGTACTGCCTCAGTCTACTATGACAGAGTGGTACTGGTCTGGATCACTGGATGCCTTCGCTGCTATGTGCCATCTACGGTGCGCCAGTGACACACAGGTAGAGAGCCAGCACGTTGCGTGGTCGATCCATCACAAGATGGCAGAACTATTCCCTGTATCATGGGAAGCATTGGTGAGGACTGCATATGACTAAGGATGTAAGACCTATGACTGATGAAGAACGCCAGCGCTCCAAGGAACGTGAAGAGGCCAACAAGTGTGTCTCCTGCGAGAGCCCTGCAGCATCTGACTTCTGTGACTTCTGCTTGAATGAGGAGTAGGATGATACGGACTGCATGGCGTATATGGGCTAAGAGCCTTGGAGAGAAAGTCGGTGAGACTGACACACAAGCTAACACAGTGGCGGCTATCAGAACATTCTGGTGGCTAGCCCACATAGCTACGTGCTTCATGATCATCATACACAACGGTGCTAAACTAGGATGGTGGCTATAATGTTTACAGTAGAGATCAACGAGACAGACTCTGTGATCATCACGATAGATGACAATGATGCTTACGATGATGTTGAACTTGTGTTGAAAGACACGGGTGACATATTTATCACACAACATATTCAAGACGTGGATGAGGTTAACGTCATCTATATGTCTTACCAACAACTACAGGAGCTATTCGCAGGGCTAGGTAGCCCCGAAGGTGCCTATCATATTTCAATGGAAGAGGTTCACTAAATGTTACTGGCTGCAACAATGACGTTACTCATGTATGTACTAGGTTACGTACTCTTCATGGAGTTAGCACAGGCTGACCCTCAGCAGGGTGCGGATAACGAGGAGACCGAGCGTGTGATTGCTTCACTTGCTTTCTGGTGGCCTTACCATGCAGTACGTATATGCTTGGACATCATGATACACGGTTCAACAAAAGACTAACATTCGAGAGAGAGGCTAAGAGATGGAACTTGCACTACTTAAGACACTACTAAACAGAGACTTCTACGATCAGCATAAGGGTATTCGTTGCCCTGACAGCATCTTCACTAAGGATGTTCGTAAGATCAAGCAGACCTTGGACAAGGCTATGCAAGAGTTCGAGGGTGACCTTACTGTCGCTGACGTAGAAGCACTCTTCTATTCCCACAACCAGACGATGACTACTGCTACCAAGACAGCATACGCTGATCTGTTCCATAAGATTGGCAAGGTAGACATCATCAAAGAGGACATCGCAGAGCAGGTGCTGGGTACGCTCTTCCAGCAACACGTTGGTGAGAAGGTAGCAAACCTGGGGTTCGAGTTTGTGAATGGCACAGAGCAGAGCCTTGAGCCCCTGCGCCGACTGCTTGACGCATACAAGGATGACTTCACGCCTAACCTGCGTATCGAATACGATGACATCTCTATTGAGACTATCCTTGAGGCTACTGACCTAGAGACCCAGTGGAAGTTCAACATACCTAGCCTACGCCGCCGTGTAGAGGGTGTCTCAGGCGGACATCTACTCTTGGTGGGTGCACGTCCCAACACAGGTAAGACAAGCTTCCACGCCTCGCTTATCGCTGGTCCTGACGGATGGGCGCATCAGGGTGCTAAGTGCATGGTCCTGTGTAACGAGGAAAGCTATGAGCGTGTCGCTTCACGCTACCTGAGTGCCGCTGCTAACATGACTATTGATGAGGTAAAAGAGAACCTGCCACTAGCTAAGTCACGCTATGAGCCAGTGCGCCGTAACATTCGTGTTAAGGATAGCACCAACAAGGATATGCAGTGGGTCGAGTCCATCGTTAAGCAGGAGCGTCCTGACATTCTTGTGTTGGACATGGGTGACAAGTTCGCTAGCAAAACCAGTGATAAGTCTGATGTGTACCTCAAGGATGCAGCTATCTATGCTCGTAACATTGCCAAGCAATACGGGTGCTGCATTATCTGGATGTCACAGTTGAGTGCTGCGGCTGAGGGTAAGGTCTACGTAGATCAGTCTATGATGGAAGGCTCCAAGACAGGTAAAGCTGCTGAGGCAGACCTTATGGTTCTGATCAGTAAGAACCCACTGGTCGAGGGTGCTGATGAGCAGGACACACAAAGACACTTGAACATTGCTAAGAACAAGCTAAAAGGTGGTTGGCACGGTGTCGTACACTGTGAGTTGGATGGCGGTAGAAGCTTATACACCGCATAGAGAGGGATGATATGGAACTTGTACTTGACGTAGAGAACACAACTAACACACGAGGAGGTAAACTACACCTAGACCCATACGAGACGGGCAATAAGCTAGTACAAGTAGGGTTTCAGGATGCAAACAATGAGGAGTTCCTGCATCTCATCACACTAGACCACAAGGAACGCAAGGATAACTCAGGGGTGAACCGAAAGTTCATCCAGGATGTTCTTGATGAGACTACACTACTGATCATGCACAACGCACAGCACGACTTGATGTGGCTGTGGGAGTGTGGCTTCAAGTATGACGGGCCTATTTACGACACTATGTTGGCCGAATACGTCCTACTACGTGGTCAGAAGTTACCACTGTCACTTGATGCGTGTACTGAGCGCCGTAAGCTTGAGCACCTCAAGAGTGACATCATGAAGAACTACTTCAAGGAAGGTTACAACACCGATGAAATACCACTCAAAGAACTTAACGTTTATCTTGCTGGCGACCTTAATGCTACTCGTGCTCTCTATCACGGAATCGAAAGAGACTATGGACTACCTGAATCCAGTTCCCTTCGTAACGTCAGAGACATCACTTTCGAAACCTGTCAAACCCTAACACGTATGTACATGAACGGTGTGAAAGTAGATCGCACTGCACTGGATGATGTACGTAAGCAGTTTGAACAGGAGAAGGCAGACCTAGAGACACACCTGCAGGGCGAGGTACGTAGGCTGATGGGTGACACCCCTATCAACTTGGGTAGCCCAGAGCAGATGTCACAGGTAGTGTTCTCACGCCGTATGAACAACAAGAAGGAGTGGGCTGGTATCTTCGAACACACCCGCACCCCAAAGGAGTTCAAGGAAGCCGTAGCTAAGAACAGTACTATCATCAAACGGACTAAGGCATTCACCTGTCCTGACTGCGAGGGTACTGGCAAGACATACCGCATCAAGAAGGATGGCACTAAGTTCGCTAAGCCTAACAAGTGTAAGGCGTGTGATGCTCGTGGTTATGGCTTGAAAGAGACTAACATCATGGCGGGGCTAGGCTTCGGTGCGCCCAGTGCAACATGGATTAGTGCTAACGGGTTCAGCACTGGCAAGGACAACCTAGACTTGCTTGTGGCTACAGCTAAGAACAACAACATGACAGACGCTATCAAGTTCCTTGAGTCCTACAAGCGTCTCAATGCTATCAGTTCGTACCTATCGACATTCGTAGAGGGTATTGATGTGTTCACCAAGAGTGACGGTCTACTACACGTAGGTCTAACTCAGCACATCACATCTACTGGCCGCTTCTCTGGTCGTAACCCTAATATGCAGAACATGCCACGTGGCGGTACATTCCCAGTTAAGAAGGTATTTGTGTCACGCTGGGAGGGAGGCAAGATCATGGAGGCTGACTTTGCACAGCTAGAGTTTAGAGCGGCAGCGTTCCTAAGTCAGGACGCAGTAGCCATGGCTGAGATCGACACAGGGTTTGACGTACACAGCTACACTGCAAAGGTTATCACTGATGCGGGTCAGCCTACGTCACGTCAGGAAGCTAAGGCTCACACCTTTGCTCCGCTCTTTGGGGCTACAGGGTATGGCCGTAGTAAGGCGGAAGAGGCCTACTACATTCACTTCACTGAGAAGTACGAGGGTATCGCAGCATGGCACAAGAGCCTAGCTGATGAGGCTATCCGCTTCCAGAAGATCACTAACGTGTCAGGGCGACAGTATGCTTTCCCTGATGTGAAACGTAACAAGCGTGGCGGGGTATCACACTTCACCATGATCAAGAACTACCCTGTGCAGGGTTTTGCTACAGGGGATGTAGTACCTGTTATCCTTAACGAGATCGACAAGCGTCTAGCTAGTTTGCATTCCGTTCTGGTTAACTCAGTGCACGATAGTTTTATCATCGACATACACCCAGAGGAAGAGGAGGATGTTATCCAGATCATTAGAGACATGAACACCAATCTAAATGGCTTCGTGGAGGAAGCCTACGGGGTACAAGTAAACGTACCTCTACTACTTGAGGCTGCTACTGGCCCTAACTGGCTAGAGAACAGCGATGTAGCGTAAACTGCTTGACTCAAGGTAGTCACATCGCTATAACTACACGTTCCTGAAACGCTTATCGAAAGGACAAATGATGAGCACAGAGTTAACAATCAATACTGAAAACGGCCAATCTCTTGCGGAGATGATGGGTGTCAAACAGACTAGCGGATCAAGTGCACCACGCACCTCTCGCCTGTCTCAACTACAGACACCCTTGAAGTCTATGGTCGAAGTAAACGGCAAGAAGATGAACATGGAAGTCGTACCTGTTGGCACCTTCGCCCTCAAGGTTAGCGATGATGTCACAGTCTACAGCGACACTGTTACGATCCGTATGTTCCTGCAGCGTGAGCAGTGGACACGTTGGAACTCAGCGACCAACTCCATGGAGAAGACTATCCTGGCTAGCGACCTTCGTAACGACTTGATGGACAACCAAGGCGGGTTCAACCTGGGACGCCCCTCTGGTTACATCGAAGACTGGAATGCACTACCAGAAGCCACTAAGGACCTGATCCGCTCAGTGAAGCGCACACGTGTTGTGTACGGTATCCTGACTATGGACAACCCTATGGGTGAAGACGGAGAGCCACTCTCTGAGACATACGAGAACGTACCCTTCGTGTATGACCTAAAGAACACACGTTCTATCAAGTCTATTGACGCAAGCATCAAAGCGCTGGGCCGTAAGAATGTACTGCCTATCATGGGTAACATTCACCTATCAGCTGAGACAGACACACTGCCAAACGGTAACATGTATGCCTTCCTAGCAAGCAGTGCAGGTTCCGTAGTAGAGTTGCAGGAAGAGGATAACGACACACTCAAGGGCTTCCTAGAGTCTGTGTCTGCTATCAACACCTCTATCTCAGATCAGTACTACGCCAACTGCGATAAGAGCCTGTCTTCTGAGGACGCTGCTATTGTAGGTTCTATCGTAGACGTAGAAGGTTAACTCTATGATGTTACCAGAGAACCCGCAGCACCCTGCTGAGATAAGCATCTATAGCTTCTTTCAAAAGGCCATAGCTGGACAGAGTTCTTTCTCAGAGGAGGTGGCCGATCAGGTCGCCTCCGATGTTAAGGCTGCACTACTTAAGCAGTTCGACAGTGGACCACGTGGTGACTTCCGCCTACGTATGTCCAACATTGGTCGTCCTAAGTGTCAGCTTTGGTTTGAGAAGAACGATCCAGCAGATAAAACACCCTTCCCGCCACACTTCCTAATGAATATGATGTTAGGTGACATTGTAGAGGCTGTCTTCAAAGGCATCCTTACAGAGGCTGGCGTGAAGTACCAAGACAGTGACTACGTGACACTGGAGTTGCCTGACGGTCAGAGGATCAAGGGCGAGTATGACATGCTCATGGATGGCAAGGTGGATGACGTTAAGTCTGCATCCCCGTGGTCCTACCAGAACAAGTTTACATCACTTGATGGTGTAGCTGATGGTGATGGCTTCGGCTATGTATCACAACTGGTAGGCTATGCTGAGGCGGCTGGCGTTGATGTCGGTGGCTGGTGGGTAGTCAACAAGGGTAACGGTCAGTTCAAGTATGTAGATGCGTCTCAGGTGGACAAGAAGTCTGTACTTCAAGACATCCAAGACACTGTTAACTACATTGAGAACAACGAGCCCTTCGAGCGTTGCTTCGAGCCTGTTGAGGAGACCTTTAGACGTAAGCCTACAGGGAACATGGTACTGCCTAGTGGCTGCAAGTTCTGCAGTTACAAGCACAAGTGTCACCCTGATATGCAGACGCTACCAAGCATCCCCAGCGCAGCAAGGAACCCTCCTGAGGTTGACTACACCTACATTGCAGAGGAGCACCTGTAATGAAGCGATACCACAGAGGGTTACACCGAAGTGGGCTAGAGGATGGGCTTACTGAGTTTCTAAGTGAGCACCAGAGTGAGGTACGGTACGAAAAGCTCAAGATTGAGTGGGAAGACCTAAAGTATCGTACCTACACACCTGACTATGAGTTGGACAACGGCATCATCATTGAGGCCAAAGGGTTGTTCAGTTCTGAGGATAGG